CTATTGGCCTGGGATTTCTGGGGAATGGTTATTAGTAAGGCGGCGCGCGATTTGGCACTGATTTGCGCCGTCGTTGGCACTTGGTCCCGCTGCTTGCCGTTTGGGGTTCGGCAGGACCGTTAGGCACAGTCGTTTCCGCCAGGATTGTTTCAAGAATAACACGTAGCGGAACTGCCGGAATTGATGCCTTGTGGCTCGCTGAAGGTTCTGTCTGAGGTGCTCCCCGCGTCTCCCCCCTCCTCGGTGGGCCGTCCGCATCATTTCATGATACCAGTCCCCGTCCAGGTGCCAGAAGGTGGTCAGGTGGCTGCCGCAAAACTGAAAATTGCTCGCCTGATAGACCACCCCCAGCCCGCCGCACCGTTCGTCGGCAAAGCTCTGAATCCACGCTACCGTCGGGCAGGCCCGGCGGATGTATTTCACGGCAAAGCTTATCGCCTGGCTCTCGGTGTTGCGCGGACAGGCATCGTCCAGCCACATTCGGTTGAGTTCCAGGTATTCGCCGACACGGGTTCCCTCCACTATGCTGCCCGCCCGGTGCGGATTTAGGGCGTACCCAAACTGGAGCACGCCCGAAAGTGTCCCTGGTGGTAGACGCCCAGGTGCACGTAGCTATTGTTGACTACCCGCTTGGAATAATGCTTGGCCACTATCGTTTCCCGCGCCCTGGCCGCCGGAATGGCAGCCAGGTAGAGGTCGCGTTTGCCGAAGCCTTGCACGCCGGTTGCACCTATCAAGTAGTCCGGCTGGTCGCCGGTCGGCGCTTCATAATGGCTTGGTTTGGGTGGATGGTATGGCCTGGCCATAGAGTTGCTCCCTGGGGGAGGCTCCATGGCCTTCTGGGTTGGGGCTCGCGGCCCTCACAATGTTTACGGCCCCGCATCGGGGGCATTTGATGGCGAGGTTCAGTGCCTCACCCTTGGCTAACAACCTATCGCACGATCCACACCGTATCTCCCGCATTTCCTTCTCTTTACAGGTTGCGCTTCCGCTGCTAACGCCCCCGTCACCCCCGGTCGCCAGATCGTGGGCAGGGAGCAGCCGGCGAAAGCCGGTGGACCGGTGGTCACACACCGGGCCAGTGGGACGGGGTCTAGCCGCCCCTCCTGCTCCACTTATGAGGCGGTATCCTCATCAACAACCGCCGCCTCGGTAGCAGCCCCCGCGCTGTTCGTCGCCGCATCCTTAGCCTTAGCTGCCTCAATGATGGCGCGAATCTTTGACCGAGGACAGACCGCGTTGACGCAATACCCGTCACCGTCCGTATCCCGGCGACACAAAATGCACTTGCTCATTTACGCCTCCGCGTTCAGGGCCGCGAGGCCCGCGCTATAGGTCGTCACTGCCACACTGTAAGCCGCCTTGGCCGCCACTACGCCATCTATGTCGTCGGCTAACGTGGCCGTCAGCAAATCAGTGCGGGCGGCATCCAGGGCTGCCTGCAACGCGTCATCGAGAACCAAAATCCTGGCCGCCGTAACGTCCTCAGCCGAGGGCGCAGACTCTGTGGTGCTCCACCCAGGGGGCAGAGGCCCCAGAGTTGTAATAGTCGTGGCACCGCCGTTTAAATATCCCGCCTCACCCCTGTGGTCCTCAACCTGATGCCATGATCCATCTATCCAGACCATGGCAGAGCCAGATTCAGCTTCTTGCGGCTGCGCCGATGTCGCATTGGCAGGAATTAGATACACACCGGGCTCAAGTGGCGACTCATCGGCGGTACTATTCCCCAAATACTCACCAGTGATGTAGTCATAGCTATATACAATCACAACTATTACTCCATTAGTATTTAATACACGGCATAAGAGCTACGTTGCGAGGACGGGTTTCAACTCCTCCTGACGACGTTGTTTCGGTCGTATTATTCAGATTTACAATAGAACCACTAGCTGGAGATATATATCGACCAGGCATATCAACCCAAAATCCGTTGTTACCTCCCGAACCGTGGGTGTGCGCCTTGTATTCATCGTCCTGTTTGCTGCCAAGGATGCGGCTCATGTCAACTCCGCGTCCGTCGTCCCATCCACGAACGAACTCGCCGCGCAAATCGGGGATACGAAATGTCGTGGCACCGTCGCCGGGGCTAAATTTTCCGGCAATCCATGCAGCGTCAGAGGCAGCAACATTACCGCTCACTTGGGCATAGGCCCACAGAGTTGCATACGCCGTACGGGATAGCAGTGCCCCATTCGATTTTACAAAACCATGGGGTGGCGACGTTGCTGGCACATACAACACCGTACCCACGCCATAAGATGCTAGAGAGGCGTCGATCAGGGCCTGTATGGCCTTTCGCAACTGCCCGTTGTCTGCTTTATTCAACTCGATCCCGGCCGCCGCAATGACCGCCGCAATCTCCTCTTGTGTGGCGTTGAGCCAATCGTCGCTGACCTCCGTGGCCGGAACGGGCACCAGGGGATCGCCTTCTGTAAAGAAGCCACCGGGCAGCGCGTTGGGTGAATCAATTCGGTGCATAGCTTCCTCCGTATGCAAAGAGCACCACCGTGTGGGCGGGTTTAAAACGTCGCATCACGCATTCCAGGTATTCGTCGCCCCAGATGGCCAGAGCCTCGCCGGCACAGCTGCGGCCGGCGGCGAAGCGCCGGATGGTCACTGCCGCCGCTTGCACGCACCAGGCGAATTTCCAGTCACCGTTGGTCAGACTTTCCCCGGCGCGGGAGCCGGCCGTAAACGGCTTGTATTCCGTAATGTTGATGCTGTAGCCGATGAGTGAGGCCAGCCGGATGAAATAGGCGCGGGAGATGCCCCGGCGTTCCATGGCCGCGATGGCCAGGGTCGCTAGGCGTTCCTGATAGGTCCGTTCCAGCAAGGCGCAGTTGTCGGGCAGGCCATAGACCCGCTCGTAGTCCTCCACCCATTCCGTCGCCTGAAAGGGGTTGATGCCCCGCACGGCGCGCACCGCGTCGGCGTGCACCGCATCAAGGGCCGCGCCTTCGGCAGCCAGTTCCGCGCCCATCCTGTCGCCGGGCGCGTAGCTGACCGGCGGCAGCAGCAACGCAAGCAACGTGGCATGGCTCATAACGCCTCCACGGTGAGCGCGCCCAGGCGCGGCCATTCCAGGTGCGTGGCGTCCACTACGGCCCGGACATTGGCGGCAGGCTCCACAAGCTCACGATCCTCCACGCCCGTGAGGCCGGAAAGGATGGTTTCGATCCGGGAGCGCAGCACTTGTGCACCTGGTGCCAGACCGACGAAATAGGCCGCCAATCCATCCTGGGCGGCGGCGCTGACCACGGCCAGGGTGGTGCCGCTGACCCGAAGACGTGCGTGGATCGGCACAGCCAGTGGCGTGGGAGCCCAAGCCCGGACGTCCGGGCAGGCCACGGGGCGCTTTGCGTCCAGATAGGCCTGCACGGTGGCCACCAGCTCGGTCGAGGGCAGGCCCTTAGCGCTTAATACGGCCACGTCCACAGTGCCGATGCCCCGGCGCAACGGATAGACCCAGGCGGCGGACACGCCGGCCACTTCCATGGCCCAGCGTTTATAGTCATAGGAGTTGCCGCCGCCGGGCGGATTGCGCATGTATTCCAGCAGCCGGGCCAAAAGCTCGGCGTCCGTCTCCACGTCGGTGCCGCCGGAAAGCGTCAGCAGCGCTTGCGACTGCACCCCGGACGGCGTGCTGACCGCCAGCACGGTTTCATCCTGGTAGTCCGGCACCGCACCGGCGCTGGACGCCCGACACGGCACCACCACCGTGCCGTCCGCGCCGATCTGGGATAGGGCGTCCGTGACGCACAACAGTTCCGTGGCCACGTGCTTGACGGCCGTGCCCGCCGGGATGGCAGCGCCGATCTGACCCGTGAAGGTTGCCGTGCCGGTGGCCACGGTGCCGGGCTTGCGGGTGATGCCACGCAACGCCGCGTGGCGCTCCAGGTTCTCGGTGTCAGCGGTGTCCGGCATGATCTGGCGGGCGATCCACAACAGATATTGATACAGGCCATAGACGGCCGATGAGGCGGCCGTGGCCCGCACGTAAATGTCGGAATCGTCATCCGTGGCCGCATCCGGCAACAGATTCAGCACGTCGCGCAGGTACGTGGCCCGGATGGTGTTGAAGCTGGGAATCTCGTACATCAATACACCTGCACTGCATGGCTGAAAGTGCTTGTCCGACCCACGGCGTCCTCCACCTCGATGTGCAACAAGCAACGCCCGTCATGGGGCTGCGCGGCGCTGACGCGGATGGCGCGGGCGCGGCCGTCGGCAATCAGCGGCGCCAAGGCCTGCTCGCTATATTGCACGGCCAACTTGCGCACGCGGGACAAATCTTTTTGACGTTGCAACTCATGCAGGCGGGAACCAAGCGACGGATCGGACCACCAGGAACCAAGCGGCGTCATCAAACGAATGTAGACCGCATTTCCCAGGTGGTTTATATTGGCTTCCGCATAGTCGCCGGTGGTTGGATCAAGCCCTCTGTCGATGCCCATGCCCGCCACGATAGTGGCGGAAAGGGTGGGGGCGATAGGTGAAGGGGTTCAGGGAACCACTATTCTAACGGCGGCTCGGTCGATCCCTTTTCGTCATTTTCTTTGTGCACATGATGCACCAGGCTAACGCCTCCCGTCACATGATCCGTATCCGCCCGGCTGGTGCCGGTGATCCACAAATCCCCCTGCATTTTGGCGCTGCCGCCGCCTCCGCCCAGGGCCACGTCAGGGCTGTGCAACCCTATGTGGTTGGCGGCGTTAGCATCCAGCGTCTTGGTGTCTATGCCGATGCTTTCACCGGCGTTGAGCGTGAAAGTCTTGGTGTTCACGCTCATGGACTTCTCGGCATTGATCAGCAGATCGTCGCAGTCGATCTCAATGACCTTTTGGTCCTTCAAGACGATCTTGGCCCCGCTTTGGTTGTAGACGGCCACCTCGCCGCTTTTGAGCGCCGCCACCCGGTAGGCCCCATTCTCCGTACCTATGATGATGCTGTGCGCGCTCTTGCCACCAAGGGGCAGGACAATGCACTGCGTGCCGGCCGGCGGCGCGCTGGTAAAGCCGAAGTGCTGCATTAGTTCGCTGGCCTGCAACTGCTCGCCGGATAATGCGTCGGCTTGCAGCAACTGCACACCGGGCTTGGTGTCCAGGCCCGTCAGCACGGCGCGGAATCCCTGGCGCACACTGGCCAGCGCCCGGTTGATGCGGGCATCAACGCGGCTCCACAGCGGATTGCTCATACGTCCATCACCTTGCCTTCGCTTTTACCCTTCTTGCCCTTGCTTTTCTTGGAACTGGCGGCCAGGTCCGGCAGCCAAACGCCGTCTTCTTTGAGGGTCAGTTCGCTAAGGGTGCCGCGATCACGGCCGCCTAAAAAACTACGCTTCATCAGAAAATACACGCCGTCCAGGCCGTGCGGTTCCGAAACCAGGCGCACACGCTGGCCGGGCCGCCAAGGTTCGCCGTCGCCGGTGCGATGGCCACGCACGCAGGCCTCAATGGTCAGGCCCTCAAGCCGGCTATCCGCGATGCGCTTGCGGGCGCGGCGCGAGGCCTCGCCCTGGCTGTCCACGTCAGAATCGTGTTCGATTAACGGCCGGTAGCCATTCACGCCGGCATCGCGCTCCACGGCCAGCAGATTGTGTTGCCCGGTGGCCGTCTCGGTGCCGTGGGTCTGGCCCAGGATCGTCACCTCGCTATGACGGCCGGACACATCATCCACGACGCACAGGCTTTTCACGTTGTTGCCTTCGCCGTCGAACCGCAGCACCAGATCGGCCACGGGCGGGGCCGAGTAATCGGGGCCGCCTACTACCAACGTGCCGTCCGGCTCGCACCAGGCCCAGCAGCCATTGGCCTCGCATAGGCGCTTGAGGGCATCCATGGCCGTCATGCCCGGCTCGACCTCCACCTTTTTCTTGTGGCCGGTGGCTTCCACGCGCACCTGGGATAGGCCCAGCGGCTTGACCAGCAAGTCCACGGCCTCGGCCAAGTCCACCTCGCGGCGCGTGCGGATCGGCGCGGAGCAGTCCACCAGCACGGCCGCGTTGTCGCGCCCGGCCAGGCATAAAACGTGCTCGCCTTTGGCGATGCGCCGCTCCACGCGGTCGATGCGGCCCGTCAGCACCACGTCGTCGCCAAGCATGAGCATAACCTCGGCCCAGGGCGCGACGTAGGCCGGCACCCGGTCGGCCGGGATGCCAAGCGTCACGCGCCAGGCGTCGGCCGGGGTAATCAGGTCGGACTCCACCTGGTAGGTGGTCCAATCCTGGTGCTCCCGGCCGGCCAGGCGCAAGGTGATGCGTTCGGGATCGTCACTTGGCATAGCGTAAAATGGTCTGGCCACGGGCCAGGAAATTGGGGTTGCGGATGCCGGGATTGAGCCGCGCCAGCTCATCGGCGCGGCTGTAGTCGCCATAGAGCTTGTGCGCCAGCCAATGCAGGTTACAGGCGCTGGGCACGGCGGTACTAATAAGCGGCGGATGCAGATGGATGACCGTGCGGCCAAGTTCCTGCACAGCCAGGGCGGCGGTGCGTAACGCCTCGGCCACCGGGTGCGCCCTATACGTGGGCAGCACGGTGACGGCGTCGTCGATGGTGGCCTGGATGCGCTCCCGTGTGCTGCCCACCACGGCTTCCACTTCGGAGGGGGTAAGCGTTGGGGCCGACACTTCGGCCGTCAGCACACGAGAAGCTTCCTTGGCCACGACCGCAGTCCTGGCCAGGTTGGTGATGATCGCGCCCTGGGCGAAGCCCTGGCTGGCCACGGTGGCAAGGTCCACCGCTTGGCGCGACGTCGGGGTAACTGTCGCGGCCAGCGTCAGCACGGGCTGCGGTCCCGGTGCATCCGATGCCGGCCCACCCAGCAGAATGCCGGCATAGCGTTCGACGCTGGCCACGAACGTCAGCGCCTCGCCGGCCATGGTCAGCGGCAGCGCCACCAGGTCTTCGCAGAACTGCGCAAATGGTAAAAACACCCCTACGGCATCCGGCAGGGACAGCGCCGTATCCAGTACGGTCCCGGCCACGGCCGTGGCATCTGACAGCAAGGCCAGGGGCGCGCCCAGCACGTTGTCCAGGATGGCCAGGGGCAGCCCGACCAGATCACGGGCCATAGCCAGAGCGTCAGTGACGCCGGACACGGCTTCGGCCACGGCCAGCACGTCGGACAAGCCCGGTATGCCATCGGCCCAGGAGGCATAGGCCTCAAGCGCCCAGGCCTGGGCGTCGGCCACGGCGTCGGCAAGGTCATACGCTTGGGCATCGGCTTGGCCCATGGTGGTGTAGGTGGCGGCAAAAAACGGTTGATCCTGCTCGGCCTCGATCATGACCATTTCGATTTCGGCGTAATCTGGATGGTCTTCGTGATGGTCGATCTCGTAGGAAAAAACGGAAACCGTGATGGAACCGAAAACGGGGTGAATCAGTTCGCCGGGTCCGGGCGTGTCCAGGGTATCGACCAGATCGGCCAGGTAGTCGGCGTAATCGTCGCCCCAGAACACGGCGCGGATGGTGAACTTGCGTGGCCGCCGGCCCATGTCCTCAATCTCCGCCCCGTCGCGATACGGATATTCGTGTTGCACCTGGGCGCGTTCCACATCGTCGCGCGCCGAGATGACGGCGAAAAACACCCCGCGAAAGGTGGCGTCGAGAAGATCGTCTTTCCAGGCCATGCCTAATCTCGCAACGAATCGATTTTGTTGTAATCGTTGACTACTCGGGCAACTTCGCGGCCGTCCAGGTGAAGGACGGATTCAAATTTGATGTTCTCCTCGCGAGGCTGGATCAGCTGCTGTGCGCCCTGCACGGTCTCGCCGGACGGCCCACCGAAGGCCCTGTTGCCCACCTCCCGCCCGGCCTTGCCGCCAGCCCACCAACCAAAAGCACCTCCCAGGAGACCACCAATGGTGGTGCCGATCACCGGGACAACCGATCCAGCCGCCGCGCCCATGGCCGCGCCTGCCAGGGCACCACCCGTGGCTCCATAGGTTCCGCTGTTTGCAATGTTTTTTTGGGCACGGGTCAGGGTGTCGTTTTTTTCGGTGCTGTAGATGCCCCAGGCGGCCAGGCCGGCGGCTCCCAGCACGCCCGCGCCTTTAAGCAGCCCGCCGGTTCCCTTCAAGAAACCGAGCCCTCCGGCGGCTGTCGCGCCGGCTCCGCCGCCGGTGAAAAGCCGCATGGCCCCAAAGGCTGCGGCGGCCGCCGTCATGGCTCCTATGGCCGTGGTGGCTTCCATAGCCATGGTGGCCAAGGTCGGAAACCGCTGGGCTAGGTCCGCCGCTGTATCCGCCACGCCCTTGAGAGGCCCGGACACGTCGCCGAGCATGTTGGATCTGGCGATCTCGGCTTCGTTGGCGAAACGCTCTGTGGAGTAGGCCGTGGAGCCTTGGTAGGTGGCGAAGCTCCGGTCGCCTTCCCCCTTGGACTCCTTCATGCGGCCCAGGACTTCCTTGACATATTCCTTCTGATTGATTGCCGCGATCAGGGCCAAAAGTGCCTGCCGGTCCTGAACCACCTGGCCCACGGCCGAGGCGTTGGCCAGGTCGGCCATGTCACCCAGAATCTGTTTTTTCTCGTCGCCCTGAGCCGCGCCCAGCCGTTTTTGCAGCTGTTTGTAACGCGGGTCCTTGCCGGCCACGTGCTTTTCGATGAGCCTGGCAAAGGCTTCCAGGGGCAGGATGCCCTTTTCCCGTGCTTTGACCAGTGTGCCGGTCAGGTTGATGCCCAGGCGGGCGAAGTCTTTTTGCGTGTCAGAGGAATTGATTTTTTGTAGCAGGTTGACCAGGTTGTTGCCGGCTTCGTCCTTACTGCCCGCCGTGGTGGCCGCCGCCTGGGCATAGGCCAAAATCTGCTCGTAGCCGCCCATGCCCTTCATGCCGCTGCCCATGGCCATCATCTTCGGCAGCCATTTGGCCATATCCTTGAGCTCAAAGCCGCCTGCTTGGCCGGCGGCCAAGGCCTTATCCAGGGCCTCGCCGGCCTGGCCCTCCGTGAAGAACTTTTGCTGGATGCCTCGGATAAGAATCTCCGAGATGTCCCCGGAGCCGGCACCCGAGGCTGTGGCGAACTTCTGAATTGTGGGCAGCAGATTCCGAGCCGTGTCCTCTTTAAGCGCACCCGAGGACAGCATCTTGTCCAGGGCTTCGGCCGCCTCGTCACGTGTGCCGCCCCCCTGGCGCACAGCAGTGTTGACCGAATCGACCAGCTTACGGCGTCCGGCCAGACGCTTGGCCGGGTCTCGTTCGTCGGCATAGGCCGTGTTGGCCATGAGCGTCATGCGCTTCTCGAAGTCGATGGGCTTTTTGAGCGCCGCCCCCGCCACGGCAGCTCCGGCGGCGGTCCCGGAAGCTACTTGCCCCACACCCCGCGACGCTCCCCAGGCGGCTTTTCCGGCGCTGCCGGCCTTGGCCAGCGAGGCGGCCAACCGTCCGCCGGCCTTGGCCGCTTCGTCCAGTTCCCTCCGGGAGGTTCTGGCCTCCCGGCCGAGACGCGCCGTGGCCTGGGCTGCGGCATTGATGCGCTCGCCCCGGATGGCCCCGGCCGCGCGGCCGGCGGCCTGGAGTTGGCTAGTGGCGTCGCGCGCGGCGCTTTGGAGCCGGCCCGTGGCATCGCGCACGGCCCCAAGCTTCGAAGCAGCCCGGCCGGCCGTCTCGACGCCTTTGGCAACGCCCCCGGTGGCCTGGGCAACGGCGTCCAGAGCCTTTTTGGCCTGCGCGCCCATCTCGTCGCGCAGGCGCAAGATGACCTGGACTACAGTATCCTTGCCCATCTAACGCCCCTTACCGCGCCGGGCGGGCACGATGTGCCGGCCGGGAGCCGAGGTTTTGCCCGTCAGCAGGGCGATGTAGGTTTCGATCTGGGGCATGGTCATGGCGCGCACGTCCGTAATGGTGATGTTTTTGCCCGCAAGGGCCACTTCTAAGAGTCGGAACTCCCGGAGGCGGCGCTCGCGGGCGCGAGCTTTCCCAGCAGTTCTTTTTCAACGGCCTCCAACACGCTGTATTCGCTAAAAGGCAGGCCCCCCAGAAGCTCCGGGGTGATGGCCTCGGGCGGCAGCGTGCCCAGGCGAATGATGGTGCGCGCCCAGATGTAACGCGACAGCCGGGCCGTGCTGGCGTCGGAGGGGGCCTGTTCGATGGCCGCCTCCATGTCTTCGATGGTGGGCACGCGCATCTCGAACGCCGCGTGCGTCACGCCATCCTTGTCCACGTGGCCGTAGGTCAATTTTCCGGTGATGGTCTGCATGCAATTACTCCTTCACATGGTCCAGGGCTAAAAGCTTGAGGTCGATGCGGGCCTCGTTGTCCACGCTGTATTTGATGCCGGCGCTGATGACGGCGCAGCCGAGATAAGACTCGCGCAGGCCTTCCTGCCCCAGTGGATACGTGGTGATTTTGGCCCCTTCCACGGCCGCCCAATCCATGGCATCGGTTACGGGAATGGCGGCGGTGACGGACAGTTCGTAGGTGGCCACGCCTTGGTGAAACCCCAGGGCACGACCGGTGCGGTTCATTGTTTTCACCACCTTTTTACCAGTTTGGTGGTCCACATTCAGGTCGATGACCTCGTACTCTTGGCCGTCCACTTCCAGGACCACCGCGCCGACATATTCTTTCATGGCGATCTCCTACAGCAACAGGTCGATGCGGCCGGCAAACACGTGCAGGCCGTTGACCACGTCGCAGGGAATTTTGGCGTTAAGCCGGTTGGGGTCTTGGCTGTCGCGTTCGCAGATAAGCCCGTCCAGGTTGGCCTTGACCTCTTCCACAATCTCCAGCTCCTCCAGCTTTTTCAGCACGTCGATCAGTTCGCTTCGCACCTTGGGGGGCGTGCGGCTGGACAGCTTTTCGCGTGGGAAGCGAAGCGCGATGCGTTCCCGGCAGGCCTTGCGCACATAGTCGAGCGTGCGGATGGTGGTCAGGTCCAGAAGCGCGATGTCGTCCACGCCCTGGGGGTCGCGGGTGTAGGTGGTTATGGCGCGCACGATCTGCACCACCTCGCCCGGCCCGACTTCAAATGGCGTGACGCCGTTCCAGAGTGCCGTTTCCTGCTCCATGCGGGAGAGGCGTTGCTTAAAGGGCGGCGGATCAATGCCGGTCAGGGCCAACGTGTTGAGCGGCCGGGCCGGGTCTTCCTCAAAGGCGATGATGGCCGCGTAGGCGGCAGCCAACTCGCACGGCAGGCTGACGCTGCCCGGCGCCACGGCCATAGTGATGCGCCCGGAGTTGATCAGCCCGGCCAGGGTGGTGGCCGCCGCCAGCGTGCCCGTGCTGCCGACTACGCCCACGGCCCCGCGTTGCTCCAGGGCGTGGCTGACGGCGTTAAGATGCTGGCGCAGGATCGTCAGCGACGTTTGCGACGCATACGGTGTGCAGATGATGTGATGGCCATCGGCAAAGACCGCCGCCAGCGCCGTCGTGATGTCCGGGTCTACCGCGCCATTTTTCATGACCGTGGCCGCGACCGTCACGCCATCCACGGCCGAGGTTACGCTGACTGGGATCAGATTACCGGCCGCACCCTTGTTGCGGGCGGTCAGCGTCACCACGCCTTCGGCGGCCGCCGCCGTCACCGGCAACGACGGATAGCCGTTGATCTTGTTGGCCAGGGCCAGGGCAATTGCGGCGGCGGTATCGCCCAGCGACACCGAAATCTGCACGGTCTGGTTGCCCACCAGGGCTTCCACCACGCCAAGGCCGGCGGACGGGCCGGTGACGGTGATCGTGGATGTCGCCGCGATACCGGCCTCGTCGTCACGCAGGGCGATGACGGACAGATGCAAATAGGCATTGGCCGTGATGGCAGCCCGGCACATAAGGTGTGCCTGGCTGCCCACGCCGAATAATTCCGCCGCCTCGGCGTCGCTGTAGACATTGACCACGGTCAACGGCGCTTGCGTGCCCTCGGCGGTGCCCTGGGCAACGATCAACATTTTCTGGATGTTGGCCGGCAGCGTCCGCACGGCCAAGCGGGTGTTGAACTCGAAATACTTGCCCGGCTTGCGGATGCTGGAAGGCAAGGTGTCGAAGCTGATATTAGGGCTAGCCATCGGCGACCTCCGTGGCGGCCTCCTTGGCCTTGGGTTTGACTTTGGACGCGGTTTCCTCCACGCGCACCAGGTCGCCATCGTCCAGGCGGCGCAGGTAGTAAGCGCTTTCCGGCACGTCCACCGGCTCGCTTTCGGTGATATAGCGCCGCGCCGCGCCCTCCATGGGCACTTTGACGTCCGGCGCGGCCTTCACGGTAATGGTCTTCATGGGTTGTCTCCTTGCAAGGTCAAAAGGTCTTCGGCGTCGGCTTCGCCGTCGTCTGGCAGCAGGTGGTAGCGGATGCCGATGGTTTCGAGCAGCGGCAGGTCGGCTTGCCAGTTCTGGCCTTCCTGGCCGTCCTGGCCGGGCACCAGCTTCGCTCCGGGGTATGGCGTGTCGAAATCCTGGATGCTGGCCCCGGCGGGCAGGGTCAGCGAGTAGGCCGTGCGCCATTCCTGGCTGTAGACGGCCAAGGCTTGGCTTTGGGTTTTGCCGTTGTAGATGGCGCGCACGGGACCGGGCACGAGCGGATCAATGCCCAACCCGAAGTCGCGGTTCACCAGCAGCCGGGCCGTGTCGCCAAGCATTTGGTACACGCCGACGCTGACCGGGCTGCCCCGGCGCGCGGCCTCGTTTCGCAGGTTGCGCGCGCCGCACATAAGCAGCCAGGCCACGGGCACCTTCCAAACGCGCCGACTGGTGGCCATTGCCTTGGGGTCGCCCACGCTACCCCGAAACATCAGCCACACGGCCGGCAACTGGCGCACCACGCCGGTAAGCCCCTCGTCGAACTCGCCGCCGTAGGTGGCCACGGTGCGCAGGTACGGCAGCTTGGCCTCGGCTAGGTGCTTGGCCATGGCAGCCTCAATGCGATTAAGCATCTTTGCCTCTCGTGCGCTGCCAGACCCGGCGGCCGGCGCTGAATTGCACCGCGCCGCCACCCGAGGCCGGCGCGCCCACGCCGGGCAAGTCTGCATTGCCGTCGGCCACGCGCGTCAGCCATTGGATGGCCAACCGGTAGCGTTCGGTAATGGGGTCGGTTTCCTGGGCCGCGCCGCCGGTCAGTCGGTAGCGGGCCATGTCGCAGACCATGGCGATCAACACCGGCGGCACGGGCGAAACCGGCACGGCGTAACGCCCGGCCAGGTAGCTGTCCGCCTCGTCGCTAGCGCGGACCAGGGCCGCCGTGGCGATAGTCTCGTCCACGCGGCCCTCTCCCGTTCGGTCCGTCAAGGCGATCACCTCGTCCTCCCCAAAGGCAAGGGTCATCTCCTGGCAGGTGGCGTACATTTACTTGCTCCGGCCCCTATCTTTGGCCTGCCCCTTGTCGTCTTTGTCCTGGTCGTCGTCGAAGGAGAAGTCTTCCAGCACGTCCACTTCCAGGTCCGGGTCATCGCGCAGTTGGTCGAGCTGCGCATCGGTAAAGGTGCCGGGCGGCCAGTCCACGGCCTCGGTCTCGTGCTTGCATCCAGCGCGGAAATGGCCGTCGCGCAGGCTGCGCGTGCGCACCACGGCGTCCACGCTGTCAGGGGCAACGACGTCGGTGTCTGAGTCAGGCTTGCTCATGACGCCTCCTAGTTGAGCCAGGGCGTGACCAGCACGTCCACAATGCCCGCGTTGGGGTTGTCCGAGCCATCGGCCCGGCGGGCCACCTGCACCACCTCGGCGGCTGCGGTGCGCAGGTTGGTGGGCACCACCAGCACGGTGGGCTTGATGCCGAGCGGCCGGCCGCCGTCGGCTTTGAAGCCGGTCATGGCGTCGTAGGCGGCGTTGAAGTTGGCGTCGTTAAGCGGCAGCTTCGAGCAGAAGGCGGTTTGCCAGAACCCAAAGCCCGCATTGCAGCGGTAGCGGATGCCGAAACGGTAGGTGTCGGTCATGAAGACCGCTTCGTCCTTGCCATCGGTCATGCTGGCAAGCTCGGGCTGGGTGCGCTCCTGGAACAGCACGGGCTTGAGCACGCGGGCCGTGTCGAGCAGATACCAGGGCGTGTCCGTACCGGCGGCGAAGTTGCTGACCGTGACGGCCGCACCGGTTCCATCGACGTTCGGGAACACCGGATGGTCGATGTCGAAGTAGTATTGCCCGTCGAAGCACAGCGTGGAGAGGCCCAGGGACAGCAGGCCGTAAACCAGTTCATCCGGGAAGCTCTTGGACGCCCGGCCCATCTCGCCGAAAAGCGGCTTGTAAATGCCCACTTCGTCGTCTTCGATGTCCGTGCGTTTGACCCCCACCGTGGACTCGAAGAGCTTGTTGGTGATGGTGTAGCCATGGGCCGCCATGTCCTTGAGCACGCGCTCGCCCACCCACTCGACCAGCTGCGGGAACTGCCCCAGCCAGCCGTAGGTGTTGGACTTGGACGTGGACGGCATGAGGGTGGCCACCTTGTCCCAGTTCGACGGGGTTTCGCCGTACACGCGCTGAAATTCGGACTTGAAGCCGGTAAAAAGGGCGCTAACAAGCGCCGGAGTGACAATCGCCATTTACTTCACCTCCTTGGTGCCGGCGAAAACTTCTTCGGGGATGCCCAGGAGCTTGGCGGCTTCCTTTTCCTCGGCCGAAAGCGCCGCCGTGCCGGTGCCGGACGCGGGCGGCGCAAAGCCCCCGGCCTGGGTCTGCATGCCGGTCAGGGCCGCCACGGGCGCGGCCTTGGCCAGGTAGTCCCTGGCGGCGTCCGGGTCTTTGGCGGCCAGATCGGCCAGCCAGCCCGAAAGGGACTTGTGCACGCGGCCGTCGGCCACGGCGGCCGTGATTTCGGCATCCAGGGCGGCCGTGCCATTTTGGGCCTTGGCTGCGGCCAAATTCGTCTTGAGGGTGGCCACTTCCTCCGTCAGCGCGGCCAGCGCCACAACCGGCGCGAACTTGGCCGGATCGGGTTTGTCCGCCTGGGCGGTCAGGGCCGCGATGGCGGCGTCCTTACCGGCCAGGATAGCCAGCAAATCCACGCCGGTTGCGGCTTCGCCTTCGCCAGCGAGCATGGTCTTGAGCTTGTCCAATTGCGCGATGATGTCCTCGGCGGTGGAAGTCACCGGGAGGTTTAACATCCAGCGCAGACGCTCCAGCAATTCATCCATACAGGCCTCCGTCTGTTGGGCTTGGGTTGCGGCCAGCTGGCGCACGGCGGCCACGGCGGCCATCCCGTCCAGGGCCGGGTTGTTGGTCAGTGCGGCGTTAACCAGGGCCAGCACGGCCCCGGTGCGCGCGTCGAAGGTGAAAAGCGGGGAAATGTAGCGGTATTCGTCGGCCTCGATGTGGGCGCGGGCGGCGTCGGTCCAGGCGACCTTGGCGAAAAGCCCCCGGCCGGGAACGTAGGCAAGGGCCTCAATCCAACCGGCGGCCAGGGCCTTATGCCCCTGGTCCTTGGCGGTCAGGGTGTGATGCTCGTAGTCGATGCAAAGGGGCGTTTCGCGGGCTTCGGCCTGGGCGATCAGCGCGGCGGCGATGTCGGCGTCGAGACGCCAAGCCTTGGCCGTGCAGCCCTTGAGATTGCCGGGGCGGCCGTCGCGGGCGTCGAATGCGCCGTCCGGGATCAGTTGGACGTTCATGCCCTCGGGCAACGTCGAAGCGTCGGCCGCCTGGGGCAACTGCACGGCCATGGCGGCCGTGGGGTGGATTATCGGGGGGTGAGTCGCGTTGCGCATGTCCGCCACGCTAGTGGCGGAAGGGGGTTGCGCGATAGGTGAAGGGGTTCAGGAGGGGGGAGTCGTTCCCCTTGCGCCTGCATCATAAAACAAACAGGAAGACAACGCACACGACAGGGAAGGAAAGCGTTAACCCTGCGTTAGAATCCGTTTTGGCCAGATGGCTGCATCATCGTCCCTCAAGAACCCTTTGCAACCCTTCTAACGCCACTTGTGCGAATTCCGCTTCATCCTCCGGCCCAACCCCGAAAATCGGCCTAGCCGGGATATCTCCCCAGGGAATGGGACGGCCGCGACTGGTGGTGCCGAAGGCTCCTTTGCGCGCGCCGAACTGGTGCGGGGGCGCATAGACCGTGGCCGTGCCGGCCTGGGCGAAGTCCGGGCCGTATTCGCTTTGGATCGAGGCGGCCAGCGCGCCGCTGACTTGCAAGATCGGCGTGGCGCTGCCCCGGCGCTTGACCGTGGCGGGCGAAAGCGGTGCCCAGGCTTGTCCCGTGGTTGGGTCGGCCTGGTTGGCGAAGGCCCGTTCCGGGATATCCTCCAGCACGCCGGCCAGGGCGCGGGTGATGGGCGTCATGTTCGCGCCCAGGGCGATGGCGCGGCCAAGCTGCGCTTCCAGAGCCTCGGTGTTTACTTCAACCTCAATCATGCCTATGTTCCTACCCGTGGGTGTGACACGGTAATATTCTCCCGGCCGTAGCACGGGCAGCCGCCCGGAGCGCCATGCGAGGTTTCCGCGAAAGCGGGTGGGGGGCCTCGCCATCCACCTCGGTATTGCGCTCGCCTCATTCGGGGCGGGCGCTTTTCCGTTTCAGGTGCCGCACGACACGATCCTTGTCCGCCTCATCGCGACTCAACCGCCGTATGCTCTGCACGAACAGTTCATCCCCCTCCTCCGTGGCCTTGACCACCACGACCAGGCCCCCGCGATCATCATCCTCGTACACGTAGATCAGGCTCTGTGCGCTGTCCTGGATACGCTCGCCATGGTCCACAGCTCCCTGGGCCAGGGCGTAATCCGCCGCCGTCAGTTCGGGATGCTTCGCCGCCTGCTTTCCGGCCGTTTGCGGCGACAGCCGGGTCACCTGGCTGCGCGCGCCGATCAGCTCGGCGTCCTTGGCCGGCAGCACGGCCAACGGAAAATGCCCCACCGGCCGTTTGAGCCACTCCGGCAGCGTCGGCCCTGCCACCATGCCGTGCACGGTCTGCCGAGCGAGCAAAGGGGGCGCAGTGTCAAGCTTGCGCGTCAGCTCGGTCAGTGTGTCGCCAAGCCAAGCCTCTCCCGGATTGGCGGAAAAGCCTATGTCCGTAAAAACGGTGTAGCCCGTCTCCGGCACGCGGTAGCCCGTCACCATACGCCGCACCGTCTGTCCGGTGACGCTGTCCGGCACGGCCACCTTTTCGGTGACCATGTTGCCCACGCCCGATTCCGGGACGGCGTTTTCCTGTTCCAGACGAGAATCGGATAGCGCCCGGACACGGCAACGGCAGTTCCAACCATTGGGTGGATAGTGTGACCCCCAAAAAGGATCATCATAGCGGAAGGTACGGCCGGAAAGAATTTTGTGGGAAGGCCGGGTCCGTCTATCCAGCACGGCCACGTACTGCCACCAGGGCCGGGCGTCGGCGTTATCCAGCATCTGCTTGTAACGGCCGGCCATGAACGCGGTCTGCATGTTCTGGCGGTAGATGAGCTTGAGCCGCGCCGGGCTGCCCAACTGCACGGGCCGTTCCTCGCCGGTTCGCGGGTCTATCATGGGGCTTTTTCCCCACCAGCCGCGCGCCTTGAGGTACGGCTCCATCTGCTTCTGGAACCAGGCCTCGGTCTTACCCTCCTTGAGGCATTGCACCAGGTGGGTCTGGACGTCGCGCAGCATGTCCAGGCCCGCCATCTTGGCGATGGTGAAGCCCTTGGCGTGGGCGGCCTGGTCCATCTCCTTCCAGTCGAAGGTGACGCGGTAGCCCTTGGACTCGAAGTAGGCCACGGCGTCCTTGGGAGCCAGTCCCATGGCGAAGGACAGGGAAATGGGCTCGGGCATCAGTCGGCCCCGGCTTCAGGCTGCGCCGAAATCCGCCCCCAGAGTTCGCCCACGAACAGCGCCCGCGCGCACAGCTCTTCAAGCGCCGTCGTGTCCATCTTGGGGTACAGTTCGGCCAGCTTGCCGAGCAGCGCCTCCGGGGCCGCGCCGGCCTCGGCTTCGGCCAACAAAGGGGCCAACAAGTCCTTGGCCAAGGCCGTCAGCACCGCGTCGGGTACGTTCGCCGCGTCCACGGCGGCCTGGTCAGGGAAGGACGGGCTACCGTCCGCCTCGGCCGCAAGCGCCGCCATATCGGTCTGCGGTGTCTTGTCGGCTTGCTCCGTGCCAGCGCCGAGCACCGGCTCGTCATCCTCGGGCATGGGGATGCCGGCGCGTTCATGCGCCCAGGCGGCCGGAATGCGCATGATCTTGGCCAGCGCCGGCAGACTTGTGGCCAGCTTCTCCAGGTCTTCCGGGCAAGTGGTGTCAAAGACGAACCTGGGCAGCAGGCCGGCGTCGATCACGCCTTCGTTGAGGATGGCCAGGGGCGCGAGCAACTGGCGCGTCAGCGTGCCGGCGATCTGCCGGGCATCGCTGTCGCGGATGTCCATACGCACTTCGTTGTGGATTTCGCCAAGGGCCTGGCTACCCACCCCCTTGGTGTCCGTGGTGAGTGTGCTGCCCAGGATCGCTTTGGACTGCCCGGTTTCGCACAGCTCGTGCATGGCCAGGAAAGGCTTTTCCGAGCCGCGCGCCGCTTCGTGGAATTCGATCATCATGCCGTCGGGCACGATGCCTGCCGCGTCATGTCCTAGGGCCTGCAAGGCCCTAAGCAGCACGGCTTGCTCCTCTTCGCTCGTACCAGACGGGTATTTGCCCAGGCGCATGGGCATGCCGTGAATCTCCAGGAACGCGGAGAAGTCACCCCGGCAATACTGCTTGAGCAGGTAGGTCCAGACCAGTACGCGGAAAAGCCCGGCCCTGGCGAACCAGCCGGATTTGGAACGGTGCCGGTGCACGATCCAACCCAGCGGCCACAGTTCCGCGCCTTCCAGGCCGTCGTCGCGAAGGCGCAACCCGGACAGGTCCGGGGCCAGTTGGAACCAGCTTTGCGGCCGGTGATGGAGCGCAGCCGGTAGGTGTAAACCGCCGTCAAAGGCCCATTCGATTTCCAGGCAGGCAAACCCGTGGCCCACGCCATCGGCCATGTCCAGGATCACGTCCTCGAAGTCGGCGATGGTGGCCAGCTGCTCGCGCACGGCGGCAGCCACGGCGTCCGCCCGCTTGTCGTTGGCGCGGCCCGGCACGATGCGCCAGGGGACGGCGAGCAGCGCCCGACGGCGTTTGGACAGTTCGGCGTGGATATGCTCGTCACGATCTTCGATGTCCGCGAACAGTTCGTGCTGCCCTACGATGTCGCCTTCGTCGGCGGCGCGCAGGATGCGCTCCAGCTTGGCAGGAGTCAGCCCGCCGGTCAGGCTAGCGATGTAGCGGTTATGCAGCGCGGCCAGGGTAGGCGTCTGCATCTCGCCTTTGGCCGGGCCGCCCTTGAAGGCGGCATAGCCCGCCTTGATGCCCTCAATCATCCGCGTCAGCATGGCGTCTCCCCCGTATCAGGCTGCGCCCGCGCGACTTCTGCACGGGCTTGAAGGACATGGTGGTAAATCCCCTGGTGGCCGCTTGCCACAGCATTTCCAGGGCGTCCGGCCCGTCGTCGTGGTCGGCCTTGGGGAAGTGTTTGAGCTGTTCGACAAGTGTGCGTTGCGAGGGATGCAGCCGAATGCGGCCTTGTGCCACATAGGGCTGCATGGCTTCGATGCGCAGGGTCTTGTCGGTGATGGGCGAAACGCCGCGCGCCGGCATGGCCAGACCGCGTTCCTGGGCGCGCCGAATCAGTTCCGTGCGCAAGAATTCCTGGAACTGCACGGCCTCCACCACCCACAGCAGGCAGTGGTATTGCAGCTGCATGGCAATGGTGTCTTCGATGATGCGGTCCGGCAGGCGCTTGCGGATGGCGGCCTCTACCACGTCCAGGACGCCGCGCTCGCGGGAATAGCCGCCGACCAGGATGGCCGAGGGGTCACGACCGGAGCCGGACTTGCCGAGGCTTGGGTCCACGGCCCCGAAGAACAGCCAGTCGTTACGCCGCTCCACCCAAAAGGTGATGCAGGCGGCAAAGGGTGCGCCGTCGCCGCTGACAGGGTCGTTTTGCTGCTCGGAATCAAAAGCGGCGTGGCCATCGCGAGCGCGCTTGAGCATCAGCTTGTAAAGCGGCCGGGCATCCGGCCAGGAAACCACCGCGCCTTCCTCCATGGCCGCCTGGCGCTCCAGGTAGAACGCGCGCGCCAGGTCCTCGCCCTCGGCCAAAAGGATTTCCTCCCAGCGGTCCCATAGGTCCGGGCGGTGCGGCCATTCGATGACGGCCTTGAATTTGCGCGCGCGCCAAAGCTTGTTGTCCAGCAGACGCGACAGCACGGAATCGTGATGCAGCACCGTGCCGACCAGGATCACGTCCATGGTGTCGCCGGCCTCGCCAAGCGATAAAACCGTTTTCTGGAGCCAGCCTTGCAGCTTGTCGCGCTGCTCCGGGCTTTTGACGTTCTCATCGTTTTCGAGGTCATCGCAAATGACCAGGTCCGGCCGGTGCGGCCCATGGCGCAGGCCGCGCATGCGCTTGCCCGAGCCGAAGGCCTGCACCTTGGCATTGGCGGCGGTGATGGCCACGCCTACGTTCCAGACGCGGCCCTGGCCCGTGCCTTCGGCAAAATCCATGACCAGACGCGGGTTGACCTCAAGCTCGCTCTTGACCGCCTCAAGCAAAGCGGCGGCCTGCTCGAAGGCATCGGCCACCAGGATCACGTAGCGCTTGCGGCCGGTCAGCAGGCACCACAAGACGAAGATCAGCGCCACGATGGTAGACTTGGCTTCGCCGCGCGGGGCGGCGCATGCCAGCCGCTGCCCGTCCGGGTTGGCCACCAGCGCCGGCAAGGTTTCGTCCAGCCAGACGTGGAGCACCGAGTCGCCGTAGCGGCAGTAATGCGGGAAATAGGTGTGGCGGAAAAAGGCGAAATCGTTTTGCACGCGCTCCCGGCGCTGCCGCGAGGCGGCCGCGTCCGAGGCGAAGCCGTCGCACTCGGCTTCGATGGTGCGGCGCAGACTTTCGGCCAACTTGGCCAGTTCTTCCAGGAACTCCTTTTGCTTGAGCTTCACGGGCGGCTCCTAGCCGTAGGTCTTGGCGATGACCGAGCCGAAAGGTTCCAACACTTCGACAAAGGCCGGGCCGTGCTGGGGGTAATGGTCGCGGATGAAGTGCCCCAGCTTGTCCAGCACGGACAAGGCCGTGGCCAGCTCGGAAGTTTCTGGCAGCACGCGCTTGCTGGCCGCCACGGTCTTATTGAAGCTGTCGGCCAGGCTGGCCAACATGGACACCTTGGCGGCTGCCGGCAGGCCGTCGGCCGCGATCTGCTCCATTAGCCCCTTGTGTTGCACCACGTAGTCGGCCAGCATCTGCCGGGCTACGGCCTCCAGGCCGTCACCGGCGAGCAGGCAAGCGGCCCGCAGCTTGTCCCAATCGTCGCCGGCTTCCTTGGCCTTGCGCTTCCAGCGGGTGGCCGTGGCCGCAGGCACGCCGGCCTTGGCGGCCGCCGCTTCGATAGGCATGCGTTCGTGCACGTAGGCGGACCGGACCGTCGCCACCTTTTCCTTGCCGTGGGCCATCGCCTACCAACCCATTTTGATCTTGATGTAGTTGATGCCGAGGGCCACCACGCTGCCGGCAATGGAACCGGACAGACCACCGGCCATGACCGCCCGCCGGCCAACGCCGTCGAGTTGCTCGGTCACCTTGTCCACCTTGCCGTCGATACGTCGCAGGAGCGCCACTTCCGTGGATTCCTCTTTTTCCCGTTCCATCATGATTTGGCTCCTGGGCGTTCGATGAGCCGGTCCAATTTGCCTTCTATGGCGGCCAGCCTGGCCAGCATTTCCGAACGCATGAGTATGTAATCGTCGCGGCGCACGCAGCCGTCCGCCACTTTTTCCCGTAGCTCCGCCACCTCTTCCTCGGTGCGCTTGAGCGCATCCTGGAGATGGCGGACCCACAGGCCGCCGAAAAAGGCAATCAGACCCATCAAGACGTTGATGGCCGTGGGCAGCCAAGTGGCGGCGTCCATCAACGCTCCCCGACCAGATCGATTAAGGCGTTGACCTGGGCGGTCACGGCCTGGCTACGCGCCCCGAAGTCGCGGATATGGGCCAGAATGTCGGCCGGCTTCACGGCGCGGACTGGTCGTACTCCGGCACCAGCGGCCGGGGCGCTTCCGGGCGTTCCAGCAGTGCCGGCGGGATCGTCGGCTTGGGGCACGGCACCACCACCGGAACCACCGGCGGCGCAACCGATGGCCTCGTTGTACAAGCGCACAAACTCATCGCTAAAATCACAATCATTGCCAGCCGTGGCATGGGGTATCCTCCGTGTGATGTCGCGAATTTTGGCCGCCGTCTCGCGCTTGGTTCCGTCCAGCTTGGCGGCCAGGGCGTTGGCGCGGCGGGTTGCGGCTTCGGTTTCCTGGCGGGCCAGGCGCTCGGCCTCGGCCCAGGCCTTGGCCTGTTCCTCCTTCCAGGTTTCCAGCTTGGTGTTCAGTTCGGCCACCTCGGCCCGGCGGGCGTCGTCGGCCCGGCCGTATCCGGCCCGGTAACCACCGGCGAACGCCAGCGCACAGGCCAGCACCAACGCGCCGCCCAAAAGCAGCCATTTACTTGGCATGGCACACCCCCTGGCCCCATCCGGCCCGGATGTAGAGTGGTTCGAGGGTTCCCAGGATGCGCCGGGGATAGCCCCGGTTTTCCCGGAAGGCGGCGGTACTACGGCCGGCGTTAAAACGCTCAACCTGCTCGAACCAAGTTAACGGGTCCGCGCCGCGCGCCTTGGCCAGGGTCTTGTCGCGTTGCACCCAGCCCAAGCCGCCGTTGTAGGCGGCAAGGGCCATGGCCATGCGTTGGCAATCGTCGCGGGCGTGAACCCGGTCCCATAGCCATTTGTCGTAGGTAGCCAGGGCGCGTATGGCCCAGCCGGGATTAAACGGCGCGTTGTCGGCCAGTTCGGGCACAAGGTCAGCGATCCACGCGGACGTGGCGGGCATGAATTGCGCCAGCCCGCGCGCGCCGACCGGAGAGACGGCACCCGCCCGCCAACGGCTTTCCTGGTGGACCTGCCCGGCGAGCGTGGCGATGGGCGCGTCCAGGCCAAAGGCGTAACGGCCGCACCGGGTCAGTTCGGCCCGGTGCTTGGCGGCTTCGGGCGGGATGGTTTCGGCCCGAGCACCGCGTGCGCCGGCTGGCATGAGCAATAAGGAAAGCCCGATGGCAACCAGTAGCTCAACGAGGCGATCCAACAGAAAACTGCCCAGGCGGCGCATGGCTACAGCCCCAGGCCCACGGCCAGCATGCACGCGCCCATGATCACGGCCCGGCGCAGCATGGCGGCCGCAAAGGGGATGGCATGGCCTTCGGCTACGGGATTGTCGGCCAGGGACTCTTGGCCAGCGATGACCTTTCGCCAGTTTGGGATTTGCAGATAGCTGTCCGGCCGGGCGTAGGGAAACGCCCAGCGGTCGAGCCAGTAACCGGCATAGCCGGCGGCCAGCACCAACGACAGCTTGTACAGGGCCACCGGCCCTTGCTGCGGCGAGAGGAAGACGACCAGGGCCAGCAGGGTCAGTGCGACGAAGCCGCAAACGACCATGCGAGGGGAACGGATGTTGAGCATTTTCGCCTCCAGTAAATGAGGTTTGGAGGCGGAAAAGGACCGCCCCCGGACGCCGCCTATACTAGGCGGCGCACCGGGGGCGGTGATAGGTGAAGGGGTTCAGGGGACTAGCTTAACTGGCTGCCGCGCCTTTTAATAAGAGCAAGCCACATATTCCGCATGCGCCGAAAAAGAGAATGGCTCCATAGAGCTTATACTGTGGGACACGCTTAATCCAAAGACAAGCAAGGCCGCCAATACCAAAAAAGATCGCGGCAGGAACAATCTGAAACCACATGGCTGGGTTAGCTGTTCTGACGATAACTTCAACAAGTATCCCATAACCTAAAAACGAAATCAGAATAATAGAGCAAATTGGACCAAACCATGGGATGTACCGCCAAACTCCAATAAAGACACCTATGGCGGCTCCTAAAAGTATCGCGTACCCAAAAAATGACATATTCCACCCCCCCAAAAAACGGTCCTTAGAACAACCGCAACTGGTCATTCGGCTTGACGGGCAGCGTCTTGAGAATATGCCATACCCGCCTATCGGAAAGCTTGTAACGTCTGGCCAAATGGAAAACAACCTCGGCCGACGACCGGCCCTTGTTGGTTTCGGTTACGAAATACTCGTTGATCTCGGCGTCGCGGGCGGCCTGCAAGGCGGCGGCGCACCGGGGCACGTAGAGTTCCCCGCCGCCGTAGCAGCCAACCAGTGCGTCCGCCGCTTCCGTGCCCACCACATCGGCCAGCATTTCGTAGCGCCGCTGCCCAAGCGGTGTCTGCCGCTTGGGCACGGGAAACGTGGTGCCGCCCAGGCCGCGCACCAGCTTCATGGCCGTTTGCAGGCCGAGCAGGTCCACCAGTTCCGCCACGGAGGCGGGCAGGCTATTGTCGCTCATGCCGGCCTCCCGTGGCGCACGGCGTCGCGCATAAGCGCCGTCATGACGCCGCGCATCTGGTCCGCATTCAACCATTCCAGCTTGTCCGCCCGGTACATGCGTTTGGCGATGCCCGAGGCGTAGGACCAGGGCCGCTTGGCTTCGGCTAGAAGGGCCTCGATCTTGTCCAGGTAGCCGGCCGCTTCGGACCGCACCACCGGCTTGCGGCGCGTGGCCGACTTGTTGGCTTGACCTTTCCAGCCTTGCGCGCGCAGATCGGCCACCACCCGCACTAGCTGGGGCACGGTCAGGGCTGCCGCGCTTTCCTTGCCGGTCAGGTTCTCCAACATGGCCCGGTAGGTGTCATCATCCAACCCCAAGTCTTTCTTGGCGATATGGACTTTTGCCAGCAGGCTATTACGGGATTCTACACGCATGGATCAGACCTCTTTTTTGACCCGAGGGGAGCCTTTTTGCCGGATTGTGACGTGCTTTTGCATAACGATCTCGTCATCCCGCGTCAGACCGGAAGCGGCCGGAATACGGCATACCCTGGAACATCCGGGGCATATCGGGCCATCTGGTCCGAGCATGACCCGAAAGGACTTCCCCGGCCGGCGGCAGTTTTTATAGCCTTCCTCGGCTTCCAGGGTGGAGCGATGCGGCCCCGACTCCACGACGCGCAACCAGTAAACACCTTGGGCATTGTTCATGGTTTTCTCCTAACGGGCTTGGCAGCCAAGGAGGCACATTCTAACGGCCGTAACGTCGTCCGGCCGTAAGCAAACCTCCTGCCGGCCTGGCTGGCCGTTTTTCTTGATCTTGCGACCAACGCCGCCGCCGTTGCTGTAGACAATCACGATCCGAATCGTCCCCTGGTGGCGTCGGCTGACGACTTCGTCACCCAGATACATGATTGTCTCCTTGCCGTATGGCCATGGAGCCATTCAGCTTTGTCAAGCTCCTATCAGCCATGGCGTCCTCCCGAGACGAGAGACACCTGGAGGTTGCGAGCAAACTTGGCCACGGCATCCATCTGGGCGTTATGCCCCTCGGCCAGAGCAAACCCAGGGATCAGCCACGTTACGTTGTCATAGGCCAGAGTTGCCGACCCGGCGACGACATCGCGAAGCGACTCCATGTCGCCGACAGCGAGGGAAAGTGCCCCATTCGGCACGGCCTCGCCGAATTCTAACATCCCGGTTGCCCAGCAATACACGTGAGCCATGTCGACCTCCTTGGCTGCTCATCAGGTCGGGACCGCCACGTCCCGACGACCGCCCGCAGGGGGCGGTTTCGCATTAGGGTAGGCTGAACCTTATCCTGCCCCATTCCGCATCCACCATGGCCACAAGTTCCTCAACATCCGGGAGCCGTTCAAACACATCCCCATTTCGTTGATGGCGTTTGTGAAATTGGAGCTTCAGTCTGCGAGGTGCGCAGCCCTCCACGGAAACCCTGACCATACGCCGAGTACATTCAACCCACAGACGTGTGAGGACGGGAAAATCCCAACTGGCCATGTAAGACGACCACACAACTTCAATGATGTACGGATGTGTCCAGTCGATTTTTTCAATGTTTATTGGGGCATTATAAAGACCATTTCCCACATAACCGAGGATGTTGGCGACCTCTCGACCCAACGCTGAACAGGGATGCTGAAGCTGTTGCTCAAGCCATTTTGAATGGTAGTTGCCGGCGTAGCCCATGATCCGTTCCCCCTTTAAGCCCTGCCGGCCATGATCCGTTGCGCCTCGCCAGCGTAGGGCGCGGGCAAATGGCCGTTTTTGATGGCCCGATTGACCAGCCGCGACAGCGCTTCGGACTGCCGCTTCCAGGTCAAGGCCTGCTTTTCCGCGCTCCGAAGAACCCGCATGGGCACTGGCCGATCCGCTGGCGCGTCGCAGGCGACCACGCCCCGGCTGGCGCAGTTTTCGCACAGCGTCTCGCCGCCGACAGACAGCGCCGCGCCCATGTGGCCGCATTCCGTGCACCTGTAAAACCGCTTGCCGTCCATATCGCCTCCCTCGGCCGGCCTACGGCCAGTCCTGGTCCAAATGTTCCACCAGCCGAATGCCGGCGGCAGCGAGCTTAGCCGCCGCTTGGCGCGCCTTGTCGTCCCGACCCTTGGCTATGTTCGCGCCGACCTCCAGGCCGGCGGCGGCGATGCCGAGAGCCAGGGCCGAAGCCGCGCACGGCGTGGTGACGGCCGGCATCCGGTCCAAGGCCTGCCGCACCTCTATAGGCAGCGCCGCACAAATCACAGCGCCGCCATGTCCATGGCGATAGGGTCATAGCTGCCGTCTTCCTGCCGTTCGTAGACTCGCAGGAGCTTTTTCGAGCCCACCACCTGCAAACTGTCGGCAATAGCCTCCATGGCTCCGCGCCAGCGCGTGTCCTGGATGTCGAGACGGCGTAAGCCCAGGATCGCGCCGACGTTGACCCGGCCTTCCTTGTCCACGTCGAATGCCTGGTTGATGATGGCCCGGATTTCCTCACGGCTGTCCTGCGCCCATTCGGTCAGGCACTCGTCGATAAGCGACTTGGCCGCCTGCAACTGTTCGCCAAAGGCCATGCGCTCGCTGATTTGCACTTGCACCTTGAATTGACCGTCATAGCTGGTCAGGGTCAGGTTGCCTTTGTCGCCGCCGCGCTTGGCCCCGTACCTCTCGGCCGAGAGGTCGGCAAAAGCCTGGATGTCGCCCAGGGTGTTGGCGCGGAAATCCCGCATGGCCGTTTGCACGCCCTTGGCGGCGGCCACGATGTTGCGCGTCAGTTCGTCGCGCAGTTTGTCCACCGGCTTTACCGTCTCCAAAGGAATCAAATGCCCCTTGGCGTTGGCCATGTAGCCGTCCGGGATGGGGGTTGCCGTCGTCGTCATGCCGCATGCTCCTTTCCGACCGCTTCGGGCCGGTGTTGTGTTTTCGTGGGGATGGCCGGGCGGTGCGGGCAGGTCTGGCAGGCCCGCCACAAGCGCAAAGCCGCCGGGCTGGACGTGGGCATTTCGCGAGCGTTGCCGGCGCATTCGACCGGACTTACCCGGCGCTCAAGGTGCGGGCAGACCACCCAGCCAAGCGTCGCCAGCACCTTGGCGGCCAGTTTGTCCGTGCCGCCGGGGTACTTGCCGGCCAAAACCAGACTGATGGCAGTGCGGGAGTAGCCGAGCGACCGGCCCACGGCCGCCTTGGACGTGCGCGTCGCCTCGGCAGAAAGCAGGACAAGCCAATCAGCAGCCATGGGCGACCTCCGCTTTGGAGCGGTCAAGATCGAACACCTGGCCGGTGTTGCAGTCCGTCACCCGCCGTGTGCGCGTGTTCAAAGCCGGGGCCTCCGGGCCGGTGGCCCGGTCGCGCCGCAATCGCCAGCGCTTGGCCGCGCCGTCGCCCCGCCGGGGCAAGGGCATCAGGTAGCCGGCCGCTTCCAAGGCGCATAGGTAACGGTTGAGATTGCGCGCGGCGCTCTTTTCGCTACCGTCGCACAGCATGGTCAGCAGATCGTCCAGGCTAAAGCCGTCGCGGATGCCCATGGCGCGCCAAGCCTTTTGCCGCAGGGTCAGTTCCCGACGGCTGGCCGCCGCGCCGCCGCAAGGGCCGGAAGTGATTTCTCGGCCTTCGGCCAAGGCCGTACGTCCCTTGTCGGTGAGCGTGTGCGAGCCCTCGACCGAGGTCACAAACCCTTTACGGCGCAGAGTTTCCAGGCACAGACGCGCGGCATCGGGAGATTTCCCTAAGCCGGCCGCAATCTGCCGCGTCAGCTTCGGCCCGTTCGCCAAGGCGTTAAGGATCGCCAGCCCGGACCAAGCCATCTAACGCCCCCCGGCGGCCGCGCGGACCGTCTTGGGTGTGCGGTTTTGCCAGTCATGGGCCAGTGCCACGCCTTCCAGGTCGGCCACCGCCACGGTGTCCAAGCCGTTGAGTTGGGCCAGACGTTCGATGGTGGCGATCACGTTGAGCACCTCGCGCATGCGGCCACCCGAAATGCGGTGTACCTCGGCCATGAGCGCCGGACTCATGGCCACTTCGGAGAGTTGCTTGCAGGCCTGTTCCACGTCGGCCACGGTCGAGGGCACGAACTCGACCACCTGGGCGATCCGGCTGGACAGCTGACGGTGCCGGGCTATGGATTGCTGAATGCGTTCCATGCCGATCAAGACCACCGTCACTTCGGCCCGGTCGGAGAGGTCGCGCACCTTTTCCAGGGCCGCAGCTCCCTGGTGCAGGGTAAATTCCGCTTCATCGATGACGATGGGCGTTTGCGTTTCGACCACCCGCTCAAGCAGGCGGGAAAACAGTTGTTGCGCCGTTCCCGAGGGGTCCACGCGCAACACCTTGGCCAGCTCCACCAGACAGTATTTCGGCGTCCAATCGACATTGGCCCGCAGGAACACCGCCCCGGCCTCGGCCGCCCAATGTCCGACAATGTGGCTTTTGCCGAACCCCGGCGCGCCATGCACCAGCAGCATGCCGGCCTCGGCCGCGCCGCGTTGCTCCACAGCCGCAATGCCGGCCGTAAAGCGGCTGTAGTTCTCGGTTTTCACGAATTGTTTACGCATGTTTTCTCCCTGTCGGTTCTTATTGCTTTGATTTTTGGACGTATCCTGGCCAAGCGATGCACCGGGCCTCGAAGTACGTGTGCAGATCATCATAGTGTTTGCTGGCCACGTACCAGGCCACCCACGCCTGGTCCTTGTCCGTCCATCTGTCGGGATTGTGCATCAGCCAGCTGTAACGATCCTGTATGCTCCAGAACGTGGGCCGCTTGGCGGAAGGCTCCGCCGGAGTGGCGGACGGCAGCGCCTCCACCACGATCTCATGCGTGGATGTGCTTTGCGGCCCGCGTCCGTCTCCGATCACGGAGTCGGCAAGCATGGTGTAGGTGGGCGTGGCCTCGGGTCGGAGCACCGTCGCACCGGGCATGGCCGCCTCAAGCTTTTTGGCCAGACGTGACACTTTGCCGTTGGCCCGCCGCTCTCGGGCGGCCTCGATCTGCGTCATGGGGAAGTAGTCCATGGCATTGCCGTCAAGTACAGCCGTACAGACTTTCTCGCCCGCTGTTGTCCAACAGTAAACGCGCGAGCTGTCCCACATGTCGTAACGCACCTCCACGTAATCGCCGTGGAAGTCCGCCAATTCCTCGGCGTAATAGAGGCCGTTGAACAGCTGCACCATGCCGCTGCGAACCTTTCGCGGGATGCCCGGCATGAAAAGTTCGTCCCGATAGACCTCCGGAACAGGGAGTTGCGCGAAGCCGCGCTTAAGAAAGCTTTGCCAGTGTTCGTCCGGCGTGAGGTGCCGCCGTCTGCCCGTGGCGGCGTCAATTATTTTAGGCAGGGATCGGTGCGGGCTGGCGTTGTATTCGTCCACACGAGCCAAAAGAACGTGCTTGAATTCCTCGAAAGTTGGGAGCAACTGCCGTTTTGCGGCCTGTTTGACCTGCGCCCGCGTGATCTTGAAAATTTTGTGGGCCGCGTCTTCATCCATATCGGCGTGGCTGCACGTCGGGAGACGCTTGGATGCGGCCACGCAAATGGTCTGTACCGCCCGTTCCATAAGACCCTTCCCCTGGGGGCGGCCGGGAATGGAGTTACGCAGTTCGATATCCAGGCGGGTCAGAATGCCAAACCCTTCACCTGTCGTTATGGCATTGTTGTAGCCTGAACCGTTGTCCACGTAGAAGATTGAGGGGATTCCACCCCACAGGCAGGCCACGCGCAACGCATCCAGCACTGTCCCCGCGCACTCGGCCTCGCCAACGGCGAGTCCCACCACCCGCCGCGTGGCCACGTCCACGACCAACGTCACCTCGGGTTTCCAGGGGCTGCCGTGCAACGGGTGCTGAATTTCCGCATCAAACGTGGTGCCGTCCGCCGTATAGACGTCCGTGGGCCACAACTCGTCGGTTTTGCGGAGTTTGTACGGACGCAAATGCAGCAGGGCGTTGCCCGTGACGCGGCCGGCCTCGCGGTCGGGCTTGGCCATCTTGTCCAGCCACCGTCGCACGGCGAAAATAGAAGGCGGCGTCCCCGCGTAGGCCTTGGCGAACTGTCCGTAGGCGTCGGCGATGGACGGCTTTTGGGGCTGTTGCCAGATGGCCAGAAAGGCCGGTGCCCAATCGGGCACGGTCATGACCTTGCCGGGATGCCGAGGCGCAAGCGCCGCCTCGCCGCCTTCGGTAAAAAGCGAACACCAGTCGTAGAGCCGTCGGCGGGAGAGGCCGCGACCGTTACCGAAGCGGTCGTTGGCCACGCGAATCAATTCCGCCAACCGGGGAGCCAGCACGTTGTCCTCGGCTGCCTTGAGCAGATTGCGGATGGCCTTTTCCTTGCCAATCAAAGGGGTTGTGCGTTCAATCTCCCGGACGAAGGCCAGCCGGGCTAGGGCGGTTTCACGCTGGTGGGCGGTCAGACTGGCCAGGGGCGCGGGGGCCTTGGTGGGCACGGCTGGAAGCGACGAGGCGGCAACGGCGGGCGGGGTTGTCGGTGCAGGGCCACCGGCCAGCATGGCGGCGGCAATAGCCTGGCGCACGTCCTCGGGCAGGGAGGCCAAGGGGTAAAGACGGCGCTTGCCGCCACGGCAGGAGACTTCTTCAAAAGGCCAGGAATCTTTCATAGCCCGCGCCTGGACGGCTCGTTCTGATATGCCCAGCGCTTGTGCGATGTCTTTTGCTGTAACCGTGTCTTGCATTGTCGCTACCGCTCTTTTATGGCTGCTCATCAGGCCGGACGCGCCACCGTCCGACGACCGCCCGCAGGGGCGGTTTCGCAAAGGGGTTCAAGCCGGCAGGGGGAGAGGATCGTTGCAAAAAATATCAACCGTGCTCCCTTCCTGGCGGACGTGTCCGAGTTGCCGTAGTCTGCGACGCAGGGCGACATGAGCAGCGCGGTAACCGTCCTTTGTAAGAGGAAAAAACGTACCTACCGACGCGTCGTCGAACGCATCGACGTCGAACTGGCCGCCCGCCACCATGAAACGCCTTTCATCAACAGGTTGCGCGACAAGCCAGCCAATACACCCGCTCGCAGGTTCTCTTGGCACCCACTGCTCCGGCGGATCGCAACGACTGGGGTTCACTCGCCACATGTCCATGACCATTTCCATCACGCAGCCTCCTTTCCCTTCATATCTTCCGGCAAACCAAGCAGCCGCACCGGACACCCCACGGCCACCAGCTCCCGCAAGGCCTTCCTGTTGTTGCGCTGTCCGTGAACAGTTTCCGAGACGATGGACCGGGTGATGCCGGCCCGGCGGGCCACGTCGGACACCGTGATGCCCCTTTCCACCATCCAGGCGCGGATTTTCCTTCCTTCACGCTTCATAGTTCCGTCTCGATTTTGCGTTTGCGCGCCCGAAGACGCTTGATTTCCTGCTCCGTCCGCGCCCACTCCAGGAGTCGGGCGTCCTCGCCGTCGATGACCCGCCAACCTTGGCCATGAGACCTAGCCAGCAAGTCCAGCGGTTCCGGCGCACCGAACACGTGGCAAAAGACATTCAAGGCCCTGGTGCTCGGCACGTTCTTGGATTCGTTGGGGTTGAGCCATTTTTCAAAGGTCGCCAGGGTCAGGGCTTCGGCGTTGCCGCCGCAAAGGCGCACCCCGTAACGCCGCGCCGCTTCGTTGAGCCTGTCCACGGCCTCGGCCCGCGAAAGCCCGGAGCTTTCAACGATCCGGCTCATGGACGTCGCAATATCCGCGTCCATGTTGAGGCTGGGCAGGTCCAGCAGGCTTAAGCGTCGGGCTTGGTGCACCAA